TCCACGAAACTTATGTCTCATGAAGAGACAAAAGTCTCCACACAGCGTCCATTACTGGAACGCCCTCCCTCCGTACTAGTACGGAGGGGCCATTCGTGTCTTGATGTCAAGGGACACGGGCCTTCCAGCGTGTTGCAAATGTTCTCTATCGCCACTTGGCAAAGTGGTGTACAGGGGAGTAACCCAGGGATCTTCATCCTCGAGTCGCTCAGCTAAAAGAAAACATTTCATCATTGCGAACCAACCATCCAGCCTTGAAACTGGAATCTTGGCAGACACAACATGCCCCCTTACAAGGGGGACATGAAGCGTCGGGTGGAACGACTCGGCTGTATAGCCGAAATCGTCCCATCTCCCAATGATAGGACTCGTCGACTCGACGACAGGAAACAACAGTCCAACGGACTGAATCTGTCGATCGAGCCATGCAACCGTATCTCTAAATCCCAGTTGATATAACTGGTTTCTAAAGGAAGCGGTGCTGACGAAATCCTCAACACACCTACGTGAGGCAGGTAATCTACTACGGCAGCGCACGATGGAAACATCGTGTCCGCCATAATATTCCTTGCCGCAAGACTCTCTGAACCTTCCGGTCCAGAAAGACTTGCCTCCATTGACTCGGAATCCAAAAGATTCGAGCTCGGTAATCACGTGGGGCACACAGTCGACGGGGACAATAATATCGTCTCCGAAGACACGCACCTGACCGATCCAATGTTTTATAAAGGATCGGTTTATCGGTTTGTTGAGCGCTTTAGACATTCCCACAAAGATGATGCTGATAAAACACATCGCCTCAAACGGAAACGTCAACGCTGAACCCATCGACGCGAACTTGGATAGGGGTATTACCCCATGTCCAGGTACGTCTGCCGTCATACTTCTACACGCGTCCACAGCCTCCGCAAGGAGGGGGTGATCGTTAAGTAGCTCTTTGACAAGCAGATTAGAAACTCGATCGGATGCTTCCTTAAGATCTAAGGTAGCTAGTTCCCCATTAAGGGAGCCAAGAAGGGCCAAACGCTGATTAGGCGTCTGATCCTTCCATCCAATAAGGTTCGTTAGGGAGTAATCCCTTTGGATACCTTTCACAATCGAATAGAGAATTCCCTGCTGCATATATTGCATACAGGTAGGCTCTATCGCGATAATGCGAGGAGTTTTTAACGTTTTAGGAACTGTGATAACCCTAACGGGTAACTCAGATCCAGGTTCGATCAAAGGTACACACTGACCTTCTTCAAGGAAGGCCCTATAATTGGGAAACATGTTCTCACTAAGTGGAAACACGCTCTCAAGCCTTTGGGTCCAATGCATAGAATCGTATTTCCGGTTTCCCTTAATACGATCAGCAGTGGCACCAGAGGAGTGCTTTGGAACAATTTTATTCTCAAAGATCTCTTGCGAGATCTCCGAGAAAAGTTGTCCAAAGAGCAATGTCCTTACCTTCCGAAAGGAACTTAACGAGGCCTGAAAGGCTTCGTCGGGCTCCAAGAAAGGAGGCATCCATTGCTTGTACCTCGGATTCACACACTAGATAGTCCAAGATGGCACGACGCTTCCTTCGAGGCGTCGTGTCGTCACCAAGTTTTCCGTACAAACCGGCAATTTGCCTGATTGAACGGATAGCTCGGATCGTTTGTTCATCAATGGGCATGGTACTAATACCAAGCCCAGGACAAACAAGTCCGGAACTATCTAGCAACAAACCAGTGTCACGGTCGAACACATGATCGAGAAAACCCCCTAGAAATACGGGGAGCTCTCCTCTGCGCTGGAAACCAGCAAACAGAGACGGATCTACATAACCCTGGTCGAGACTCTTTTCAAAGTCTTTTCCAAAGTTAGGCAAGGTTATCGTTAAAAACGATAAACCTTCATGTTCGACACGACTAGAGATCGTTTCAAAATCTCTAGTGGTGCTGGTGCGACACCAGGTACCCATCTCAATGAGTACCTGCTGCAACAGTGACATTAGCCTTTTCATTACATGGCTCCTTAAATAGAGTTTATGTAAATGCCTAGCGCTAACGTTCTCAAAAACATGTACGGGCCTATTAGACCCGTACATGCCCGATCAACCCAAAAGTTGGGTTGAAATCAGTTCTCACCACCCAGAAGCTGGGTTATGTGAGCTCCAGTTGAAGCCGTGAGCCAGGTTGTCAAACCTGTCACAAGGTCCTTCAACTCCGCCACCGTAAAACCGGTGATGGGAGCATCAACAACAAGGTAGCACGAAGTGCTATACTTGATGTTGTTGCTGCTGATCAGAGGATCAGCAGCGATCTTGGAGAGATTGATGCGAGCTGTACGCCGCGTACGTTTTCCGTACGAGTTTGCGACGGACAGCTCCACCGTTCCGTCATTGGAGTCAAATACTCCAGTGCCAGAACCGGCACCTGTACGGGGCAGTGAAACTGTCCCAATAGTAGTGCCGATAGTAACTGATTGTGGGTCTGAAAACATTATTGCATCACCTTTACAGTGTTCATAGGGATCTATATCCCCGAGGGCATTAATAACGGAATTGTTACTAATGGTTTCTACCACTCACCTAAATACTATCGTGGTGAATGATATGTGCTTTTCCCGGACGAAAGTCCGAGAGCAGCAAGGATCGACCATTGATAGTCAGTAAAGCTATCAGGATTCAATCCGAATCCGAAAGGGGTGGAACGCACACGTTGCTTTCGCACTTGGCGATGAGTTGTGTACATGTCCCGCATCTTGTGTCCATTCGAAGAATGAACATTCGTTGCTGCTACATTACGAATGCGAACTTGTTCGCACATTAAATAACCGTAACGTAGTACCAGGCCATTCTGATCAAGGCTCGAAGCATTCGATACAATAGTACCGATATCGACGAACCAATCAGACAACCAACTCCACGGTGTTAAGTCCCAAATCACAGAAGGGGTAATAGAAAACCCAATCACGTGATCGGCGAGCTCAGCATACCTAGCAAACTTGGCGGCGATTGAATCGCCGTCAGGAATGTGATATGTATAAGCTCCACTAAACCACATACGCGTTGTTAACGTGTCTGTGGCAGTGACATTACACCGAGATACACCGAACTGACTGGTGTACCCAATTGTGTCAACAGCAAGTGCACCATCAATGACATGGTTATCGTCAAGGACGGTGACTGTTGTCTCCACAGGAAACGAGTATCTCCTTCTGACATTTCTGCCAGAATCGCGGATTAACTGCTGAACTGCGTCGTTAGACGTTAGAACAGCTTTCAGGATATCCTGAAAATCCGATAGGAACGGTTTCCAACCAAATTGGATATTCAAAAGCTCCTCTCCCGACAAAAGCCGGAAGCGAGTTAGAAGATCCTTGAGATTGGAGATCGTCAAGCTATGAGAATCGCGAATTTGTCCAGAAAACTTCTGGATTCCGCCATTCCCAGCTATACCGAGCTTAGGTAATTCTTGCTCGGTACCTAACTGAGCTAAAATCTCAGCGATAGAGACTATCGGTTTCGTAGGAATGGTACGTTTGATTGCTAAAGCACCATATGGATCTAAATCCACATTAGGTGTAGGCAACCAATCGCTGTCAGGATACCATGACATAATTGCACATGGACCCTGCCAACTATACAAAGGACCTCGAAAATAGAGGGTACCACATTTAGTGGACCTCTTAATCAGATCAAATGTATGACCATTATCATACGGATAAGCCAATTTATAACCTTGACCAACACCAGCATCCGAGAGGATCTGTTGTGCGGTTAGGCTTTGAAAAGGCTTCCGATCGTTACTCCTAAAAGAAGTAACGCTCTGCTCCAGGTTGACTAATCCAAGAGGGGTTGAAGGTATGGTAGGTGTGTCATTAGATGACGCAAACCCGCCATACTGAAACTCAACCAACCTCTTGGATGTGACATAGTCACCCATTGTGAAATTCCTTTCAAATTGATAGTAAATGTATGTAGATATTTGCACTGCAAAATACATACATAGAGAACGCACTGCAACAAACGTCACAAATACGCAGACGCACTATAGCGCCGGTGGGAGTCCAAAAGGGC